ACAACCAGCCGCTTTCAGCGAGCAACTCAAAATAGGTATTTATTCTTCCGTGAATACGGATGCTGGGCTTTATACCGTGAATTGGGTAAATGTACTTCCTCAAACTGGCTCCGCTATATCCACAACCGCTCAAACTCAAGTTGCTGGTGTTGTCTTTCCTTGTGCCTAAACATTTTTTATTCTTCAAAATAAAAAATAGATTTTTACATCATACGGTCAGCCAATTTACCGCCTGATTTACCATAACCCAAGGCACCCAAGGCACCAGAGGCGGCTTTGGCGTAGGGACTGTCCATTTTGCCGAGGTGTCGTTTAGCCAACGGAGCAAGGACTGGTAACACTCTTCCAACAATGCTCTTGAGACTATCCAGAAAACCGCCGCCGACCATACGCTTCGCATCGCTGTAGTGATATGAAGGTTGTTCCGAGGCTGATAAAACATCGGACTTTGTCAATAAACCGGTGTATGTACTGCTGGTTCCACGCTCACAAACGAACACGCCGTCGTTTTCAGTGATAATCACGACTTCAGGCGTATATGCCGTAGTAAATTGATTTCGTGCTGTCAAGGTAACCTGAAGCTGGAAATTTCCCAAACTACCGCAACTATAAAAATCGTCGGAAATATTAATATCCTTAGCGAACTCCAAGACCAAGAGCGTACCACACATAGGAATCTTACGACCACAGCCATTGACATCAGGGACCGAGGCTTGACCAGAGAACTCATACCACGATTGGTTGGAGCCGTTTTGAACGCTGTATTTGAATAAATCCTCACGACTGGCGGAAGCCAAAATACCTGCTTGATTGTTAAAGTTAATGCTGACACCTGTAATCACACCGAAAGTGTCAGGGAAGCACTCCGTGCCGACCGTGTAGGGAGTCGTGTAGGACGCAGGGTTACGCAAAAACACAAAGAGACGAGACGGAATTTGATTCAATTGGATAGCGTTAGACACAATGGTCGTAGAAGCACCGAGCGATTGTGAATCGGCGGCGGCAGCCAAGGACACACCAGGAGTGGAAATGAAACGAGGTAGCTCCATATAGGGCACACTGTTGCGACTCGGCATAAGGTCCGAGGGATGAGCCGACAAAAAGTTAAAGATGAGAGCCGACGAGGTGTATTCAGCAACTTCAACAGCCGAAATTTTACCAGATGCCGAACGCCACACACGAGACGCATCGCCCATATTAAAGGTGAATGTCATGTTCTGTACGCCATACATGCCCTGGTTGTTTGACTGCGGATTACTCCAAAGAAATGGCGAAATCATCAATGGTTCCGTCACGGTGAATTTCACAAACAAAGCTTGGTTGGTGTTGGCGGCAGTCACAAGATTGGCGGCAGGTTCGTTCGTCCCAGCCTTGGCGTTAGCCAAAGTAGTAGCGATAGTATCAATAGCAAACGCACCACGAGGCACATAGTCAGTATCAATGCCCACATTGGTAAATGAACCGAGAGGGTTAAAGACCGTGCCGACAGCGTCCGAGTATTTACCCACAATATCGTATTGAACAGGGGCGTAGCCATTGTAGCGTTGTAACTCACCGTTGTCATTCATACGCAAAATAGCAGGGAGGATGTCCCTCATGTTGCTTGAGACCGAGTTATTGTTTATGGTGGCGGTCATAACGGTACTCAATTGGTGAAGAGGACACGCCGAAAGAGCATCGGTCACACCGTAGTTGATAATCGGCATCCCTACGACAGAGGCTTGACCAGTAATTTTTAAAACAAACGAGGAACGCCACAGGACACGACGGTCAAAAATTGTGGTCTCACTAGGCACCTGAATATTCCAAGTATGAGAGGAGTTGGAAAGTGTGTTGGCGTTGCTAGTGAAACTAGTCATATTTTGTGCTCCTTTAATGACGGCGAAATCTATGGAATCGGTCACATTTAAACGATTGTCACGAACCAAAACTTTTTTAAATTCGCTACCAGCTGACATTTTAACTTATGGTAATATAATAAAAAATTTTTTTTTCTTAACTTTTTTTTTCATTCTTCTATGAAAAAAAAGCAGATTAGATGGAATTAAACAGACGAGATGTTGAATAGTCCTTCCTCCGAAACATAATCTTTAAATTCGCCGTACAGCCACTACCCAACACCAACGGATGATTCTGACCATACAAATCTTTCCAAAAGACGGATATTTCCACACCGCTGAGAGGAGTGGTGCCGTAGAGGTCGCACAGACGGTATTCACCACTCGGCACATAAGTCACATCAGGGCGGTAAGTGTTAAGAGCGGCAAACGGCACGACAAAATCAGTTATGATTGGAGCCACATTAGAATTACCGCCAGTTCCAGTAAGACCACTCTTGTTAAAGAGACGAGGTTCGCCGACATTTTCAGGGACGATAGGGATAAGAGCCGTGGTAAAGACGATTGCTGTGACAGGATTAAGCATTGCCGCCGTCTGATTTTCTTGGTAGATTTGGATGGCGTTATACGCAGGGATAGAACCAAAAGCCGCTACAGAATACAAGTTTGTGCCCAAGTTAAAGGTAATGACCTGAAAGTTACGACCAAAAGTCGGCGTTTCGTATCCAAAACTCTTGAATTGAAAACTATTGTAAAGGGAATACATTGCCGAGTTAAAATAGATTTTCACAGCAGACCCTACCGAAGCCGTCGCTCCTGTTTGTAGGACTGAAAAAACAGCACTGTTCGCATTAAGCGTGGCGGTGAGAGTGGTAGGGTTAAACTCCATAAACGGAGCCGTTAAACTTTGAGCAGGTAAAACGACACCAGCCAAGGCGTTCCATTGAGCTATATCACCAGCTATCCCATCACCGTTAATAGAAGTTTGGAGGGCGGCGTAGGCAGTAGAAAACGCTGTATTCACCATATTGACCCACTGCGTGTAACTATAGACCCAATAGTAGGGATTCGTCAAATCCGTCACCGATAGACCGCCTCCGACAGCGACAGGTTGCGTTTGCGTGGAGTCAAAGGGGACATACATGACAAAAGTTTGGCTTTTATAGACATTATTAGTTGGCGTAGCCGTCCATTCCAAAGTGACAGAATAGGCTGTTTTATTCGTATCGGCTTGACCCAATAGAATTTGCGGAATGAATATAGGTAGAGTTGGTGTCTGAACCGAAAAACGAACCACGCTCATAAAATAGTTTTCAGGACTACCCAAGAAAGGACTGTTACGCACTTCGTTATAGACAAAATTCGCAGGTAAAGCCGTAGTCGCCGTGTTATTGTTAATCAAATCCATATTGTAATAGACATGATACGGCTGATTACTTGAATATTTACTCGCCAATTGAATAGACATCTTTATTATAAGTGAGGATAATAAAAAATGTATTTTTTACAATACATTTTCTTTTCGTACCTTTACAAAATCGTTATGTTTATGCGTCTTCTTCACACTTGTTCTGTTTTTCTTCACATTCATCGCAATACATATCTTCCTTACTCTTAATCTCACCACACTCGCATGTTAATTCACCCACACGAGTAGCGACAATATCTTCAATATCGCCATACTTTTCGTAAGCCAGATGATGGAGGACCGTAGAATACAAGTAAGACATAATATTCTCTTTTGGAAAGCCAATCAGACTACCTCTTTTCTCAACCACAACTCCAAACGCTTCGTCAAAACCAAACTCCAACAAATACTTTACCTTTAACGATTCAAAACAACGATTCGCTTCATCCTCCAGAAACTCCTCCCACATATCACGAATGTTACTCATCCAATGCGGACCAGTTACCTCGTAATTCAAGTGGTAATTCTCAACAAAATCCTCAAGTAAATTTTCAACGGCGTGACTCAACGAAATAGAATGAAAAGACATTGGTGGCGAACTGGATTGATGTTATATAAAACTTTTTAAAATTTTCATTTTTTGTGTTTTTTAAGTTTTTTCGCTATTATAACGACAAAACATAGATAATTAACGGATTTAATCCAATAAAATGAATAAAAATCCAATAATAACATCTCTACAGGATTAAATTAGACTAAAACCATTAAAAATTTTAAAATTTTTAATCAATTATATCATAATTAATCCAGTAATCAAGTGAAAATGACATAAATAATAGATTTTTATTCAATTATATAGATTATTTCTGTGAATAATCTATGAATTCGTACCTTAACGACGCAATTGGGCTAGAGGGATGTCTTCTTCGTCAATTTCTTCTTTATACGCACTCTTACGACGGCACACCGCACACTTCCATTTGTCTTCATGCGGATGTGCTCGTTTGTATTGTTGTATCATTGTCGCCAAACATCCTTTACAATAGTAGTGACCGCAGTTTGTGATTTCTAGTTCTCCGTCTTCAATCATTTCAAGACACACAGGGCACTCCCACTTTTTCTTTAACGCAACCGCCATCGCTTTCATTTCTTCTTTAATGTGATGAGGGATTCCTCCGTCTTCCACGATGCGTTCATACACTACACGAGTCTCGTGGTCTCCGTGTAACGCCCCTCGCACCTGTTCAAAGTATTTCGCCCACGCAAACGCTTTTTGTTTTTTCGCCCAAGTCAATCGGTTTGTCAATTGTTCAACGCTCATGGTAAGTGATGGTAAGTGATGATACCTTTGTTTCCAACAAAATTTTCATTTTTTATGAAAATTTATTTTTCCGTACCTTAATATCCTATAGACCCATCACACGATTCCAAATGTTCGCTACGAATAGTACCTGGGGCATATCCCAATATACGATTACACCAATCGCAATCTACTTCTTTTCTTTTACGAATAGTTTTTACCTTGGATGATACATGTGCTTGGTGCTTCTTGGTTTTCATATGAGTGGATTTGTTGTTGGGCGTGTAACGACCACCGCAGTGGCATTCAACAGAGTGAGCAGACTTTGGCATAGGAGTGTGGTGAGGTGATGAAAACTTTGTTTCCAAAAAAATTTTCATTTTTTATAAAATTTATTTTTTCGTACCTTTATCTTCCGCCCATTAAACATTTCACGATACTATACTTGTTATGGTTATTTTATATCCATTAGGATACAAAATAGCGTGTGATACATACCTTATTCATTAATGCGTTCGCCTGTGTAGTCATTTGCGTAGTTGATGGTTTCCCACATCACATGGAGTTCAGCGTCGCATTCCTCCAGTGCGTTTTTCATAATGGAAATCAATTCCTCTTTTGTTTCAGTCGTGGTAAAAGTCCAGTCAAAGTCTGGGATAGGCATACTGACCTCATCGTTAATTTCCAAAAACTGCCGTTCAAAGATGTCATCGGTAATAATGACACCATAATCCAAAAACTGGGCTTTACACGCCATATAATCGCCGTAGCACTCGCCTCGCAGTTTATAAGTAAAAGTTTGTTGGTTCATAGGTAGTGGCTGAGGTTGCTCTACCTATACTTCCTCCTCAATTTTCATTTTTTTACCCAAAAACTTACTTTACATACCGTGTCATACCTGTGTTGTGACTTATTGTGCCGTGTGGAAGAATTATGTCTTTTACTGTATTTTCTGGATGTCCGTAATACCAATATACAGCCACTTTTGTTTTTTTAATACCCAAGCACCCCATTTTTAATTCACCTCCATTTCTCCAAATCTCACACATCGCATTGAGGAAACAGTGTCCAAATGTATTTACCCAGTTGGCTCGGCGTTCATTTACTATGTCAAAATTAGAACTGTAATAACGCAAGTAATCAAGCACATAGAACATATCATCGTCTGACGCAGGAAAATACACACGATTTTTTTCAGTGAGATGTTTTAATTCAGGAAACAATGGGTCAATAATCTTCCCATCTCGTTCTACCCAAAAATGAATATCAAGGCTTAATCCTTCTTCAAACTTTGGAGCCTGTTCTTGGAAAAGTTCTTTTGAAATAGTGTTCGTCATTGAGGTGGTGGGCTGGTAAAGATGATGTTTGTATCCCCAATTTTTATTTTTCATTTTTTATAAAATTTTTTTTACAGTAAAGCTCGTCCTACCATACCGTGATTGAATGGTTGAAAACGGTCGTCTCCTCTTCCTAAGCCTTCCATTCCTAGTTCTCGTGGAAGCACTCTTCTGTCAGGCTTCATTTTTTCTTCCTTAATTGTTTCTTCACGAAATGGAGCACGGTTTATTCCAAATATACCTTTACCTTGTTTTTTGTCTGGAAACTTTAATAATTCTTTAATGAGTCTTTGTAAATCTTCTATTTTGAATTTTGTATAACCGCTATGTTTGCGACCCTTTAATTTTAACAACTCTGCGTATTGTTTGACCAAATCTTTTTGTTCGGTAGAGGCTGGTGCGGATGGCGGTTTAACATAATTTTGATACACTGCTTTTAGAAATAAATTGAAAGCGGCGTCTTTGTAATCAGGATTCTTTTTTATATCATCAAAAACTCGTGTCGGACTCATTTCAATAGGGTCTTCCTCATCCCAATCAACATAGGAGGGATATACATATCTGCTAAAAGTTCTGGTATCAAAAATCGGAACAGTAGTTCCACTATCAGGTTCTAGTAAAATCAGGTCATAAGGGTCTTCTGCCTGAAGGACTCTAGCGACATATTCAGAATCTTTCATCATTTTTTTGGATGCTTTTTTCAATCCAAATTCATCTATCTTTTCTTTTTCAAATTTTATCAATGTTGTTGCGAATCTAATAGGAGGTAAAGATGCTTCATTGCGTCGTCTTGGAGCCGCCGCCGCAGCCGCCGCTACTGCTGGTTCTGGTGCTGGAGCTTGTTTTTTTGCTTTGGGTTTGGATACTTCTTCTTCGGTGGCGACAACGGTTTTGGATTCAAAGGGTTTCGGTGCTCTTACGCCAACTGGAGCGGATGACGGTGGTGGTTTGCTTCTAAACGATTCCGATTTGGATACTCTAGCGGATACTCGTTCTCGTGGCGACGCAGGAGGTGACCCTCGGTAGGGCGGTGAATCCAGTTGGTAGGGTTCATATTCTGCTTCTTGTAATACGAGGGGTGGAGGGACTCGTCCGTTTCGTCGGTATCTATTGCGTTTCTCTAAATTGGCTCGGTATTGCGGTTGGACTTTGTTAATATCAAAGTCGTCTTTGTACATAAAATTTTCCAGTGGAATACCTCCTCCGAATGAGGGTATATCACCAAGATTAAATCCACTACTTATAGGAGAGTACATTCTCATAATGTCAATGATGAACATCGTGAGGGGTTGTGGATTACCGTTTTCTGCCTGAGTAACAGCATTTTGTAAAACATTGACAGTTTCATAGGGTATCTCTCCTTCTCTGATAAGAAATAGCATATGAGGAGTTAAAGTTCTCGCAAAAAAATCAGCGATTAGCTCATCATCTGCCATTTATCATATTACAAAGAAAAGAAATTCAAGTTTTTATTCTTTTCGCACAAAGAGACTTTCTGACAATGGCTGATGATTTTACGCATCTGTTCTTCCTCTTGTTCTTCCGACAATTTT